TTTTTTGAGTAGTAATCATCTAAAAACAACTCGGCGTCGCTGTCGGCAATGTTCTGATAAGTCAGATTCAGCATCAGGTTGTACCGCTGGCTCCCGTACAGCAGGCGGATCTCGCTGCCGTTTTGGGCGTTGTAGGTGCGAATAGGCCAGTTGCCGGGATCAAACTGCCGGGAACTTGGGGTTAGGAGCGGCAGGGTCATGAGTAGTCCTCGATGAAACTATTCTGATTGACCAGATCAAGCGCGACCAGGCTGACCAGCTCTGGGTTGGTGGGATGCTCGATGGCACGAATCGTAACCAAGCCGTCCTCTTCTAAGTTCAGTTCGATCACTTGGTAGATGTTCTGGCTGGTTTGCGAGTGCTGCAGCGAAAACACAGATCCAAAAAACTCGGAGTCCGTTGCCCTGCCATCAAGAACATGCATGTCACCCAGTGCCACGTCATCCATGCCGGGCTTGTAGTAGTACACCGGATAGACGCGCTCACTCTCTGATTCCAGGGGATTGGCAGAAATGATCGTGCCATCGCTTTCGACGATGCCGTTATTGCTCGACTGGTACGGGCTGGCTTCCGTGTCGACGCGAATGTAGTTCCCGGGTCCGAGAGTTAAGCCGTAAGGCGTGGTCTTGAACTCGATGCTGTGCGTGATGTGACGACGTGAAGACAGCGTGAAGATCGCGACCAGCTTTGCGTGTTCTTTGCTGCAGCAGAACGATGTGAGATCCAGCGTTTCCATTGGATACTCTTCGCTGTTTTCCTCGTTCCAGCGGATCGTTACGTTGTCTTCTTCAGGAAACTTGTTGACTGCCTCTTGGCGCCATCGGGCGTTGATGGTTACGTCCCGGCGTGCTTCACGGGACAGGTATTCCAACATGAAGCTGTTCTCAATGATGTTGCCCGAGGTGAACACGGCGCTTAGCGGCGTTGGGCCTTGGCTGATTTCACCGGCTTCCGTCGTTGGGATGGCAGGCTCCAAACCGATTTTCCCGTTTGAAATCACAGAGTTGAGCAACAGGGATGGTGCGGTATCAGCGACGTAAGTCCGCACGTTGATCACGTCTGCGATCGCACCGTTAAAGAAAATTTTGTTAGTGCGGAGGAACTTGCAGCTGCGGGCAAAGCTGTCGGTGTCGATCAGGCGATCTGCAAAAACCTTGCCGACGCCAGCCTTTTCGTCGGTCAGTAGGAAGTAGACCAAATCCGGGAACAGGTTGCTTGGCTGGATCGCTCCGTTGTCGTCGGGGTGGAAGTTCTTGACTGGGACGCCGTATTGCAGCCAAACCTGCAGCTGATCGACGGTGGTCAACGTTTTGCTGGCACGCAGCGCCAAACCAGCAGTGGTAAGACGGTCAAACTGCGGTACAACTTCCTGCTCGACGATCTCGTTGACATAGGTAATCGAGTGCTCAGACCCGGAACCATTCGACTTGCTTAGCTCCTCGTAGAAGCTCAAGTCAGTGACGCCAGTGTTGTACTCAAAGATCCGCTCGCTGTTCAGTCCGTAAACTTCGCGTTCTGCTTGCAAGCCTTGGACTTGGAAGTAGGCTCCAACCTCACTACCGGTAAGGAACGGGTTACCTGCAGAAATTGACGTGCTAGTAAAGATGATCTCGCCAGTGCTGAACGAACCAGTCGTTGTGCCGCTGACCGGGGTGTAAGTCACGTCCCAGGCGCGGTCGCGTCCGAATTTTTCGAGGTAAGCCTCGGACACTGGGATAATGACGCCCGTTGCCAAAATCTGCACCGAGCCGGACTCGTTGCTTATTGGGAACTGAACGGAATAACCAGAGCCAATCTCGCCGTTCTGTGCGTCGCCAAGGATTTCGTATTCCCAAGCCGATTCGCGGCCACCAAGTGATGGAGTGGTACTTGTTGAGGTGACAACCACCACCAGACCAAGCTCTGAGAAGTTGAGCGGGTTGCGGGGGTTGTTGGACGACGGCGTGATTGCCAGTTCTATCGTTTCGTTGGCGTTGAAGCCGCCGGTGCTGCTGACGACGGTTAAACCAACGATCGACCATGCACGCCAACCGGGGAAGTAAACGTTGTCCGCTGAGAAGTATTGATCGACGACGCCGTCGTATTTGACCGTAATCGTCCGACCGTCGCCCAGGTCATGCGTAATCTGCTTAGTGGCAGTCAGACCAAACGAGGAAGCCTGCCCGAACAGTTCCCACTCAAGTGCTGCTTCCCTTGTTTCGGTAGCTCCGAGCGGCAGAAGATCTGTGCGAATGATGCCCGTGGCGACTGCGGTTTCGTCGTCAATATCGGGGTAATACTCGTCAAGGTTGATTGCCGATGGGGCGTTAATTAGCAGCGCCTCATTGCTGACAACAATGTCAGTCGCCATTTCTGGGCTGAACTCGATCTCCGACTTGAGCACTGCACGACCCACAGCTTCAACGCGGAAGTTGCCGTAAGGCGTCTCGTAGTCACCAAACAGCCGGGCACTTTCCATGCCAACGTTGATCCTTGAATCAAGCAACCAGAGATCCTGCTCGTCCGGCATGTTGCGGACAACATCAGCACCGTTCTTCGGCAGGAACCGGAATTCGTATTCGCGCTTCTCAGGATGGTTTAGTCGTAGGAAGTTGTACTTGTTTATGGGCTGCTCGCCCTCGATAGCAAACTGCTCGTTCAGCGGCTCCCAGGCGTACTCTTCGCCAGCTCCATCAAGACCCGCAGGTCGCACCAGCACAGTAAAAACAGAGGTCCGCTTGAAATAAGTATTCATCGTGCCGGACTGGATCGTGTCGCCGTTCCAATCGGAATCACGGATCACTTCTGGCTGGCTGAGCGATTGGAAGTTGCAGAGACCGTTGGCTTGGTTCCAAACGGTGGAGCGGATGCCGATTTCTGTGGCGATGCAAGGTCTGGTGTTACGCACCAGGCCAAAGTCAACCAACATCAACGGGTAGTAACCAGCCCCTGCAGTGAGGCCCAGTTTGTTGTCGTAGCCGTAGTCGTATAAGCCTTGACCCTCGTCGTCCGTGCGGAAAGGTACGTCGATCATGTCGCGGCTGACAAGACCAATGACAGCGTTACTGCCGAAGGTCTCGGTGCATTCCAAGGTGATGACCTGCTCGGTACGTTCCTCGTTTGGATCAGCAACGCCTTCGCCCCAAACAGAAAGCAAACGCTCGGTGACAACCCAAAGGGTTTTGCCGATCATCACCTCGACGCCGTAAGTCAATGCGTCGTCGGCTTGCTCGCGATAGCGAATGGTTGTCTGGTTGATGTCATCGACCGAAACCGGACCATCAACATCCTCAATGTCATCATCGGGCTGGATCAGGTAGTAGAGCTCTTTTGGCAGGACCGCGCCGCCAATGGTGAAGCTGCAGGTGTCGCCGACCTGAACCCCCACGACACGCAAGTGATCGCCGGGGGCTCCATCCCAGTTGCTGCCGCCGTTTAGGTGCGTGATACCCATGCAACGGCTGTATTCCCTGCCGGTACCCTTCATGCCGAGATCGCGCATCCAGCGGTTTGCGCTTTCGTTGTCCGTATCTTGGATGTTCATGTCTGGAGAGAAAAATCCCCACCAACCGGCAATCCTTGCCCGGTTCATCTTGATGTTGAAGTTATCGTCTGATTCTTCTGTTGCGTTCTCGTTGTACGGCAGCGGCTGCAATGCATAATTAACGCGATAGCCAGTGCCGTTTGCTATCGGTGCGTAGCAGCCAAAGCTGGTGGAAGACGAAGGCGTAAATGCACCACAGAAATCGGGGTTCTTGCCTCTAGCTGTTGGGACCAGGAAAATATCATCATTGTCCTGTGTATCGGCTGCAAATGGTTTGCCCCGAGTTCCATAAGCAAAATTCTTTGCTTCGATCCTGCCGTTTACTTGGGTGTTTCTATTCCAGTAGAACGCGTATTTGTAGGGACTTAGACCGTCGATAGGCGTGTTGCCGATAAAAATGCCGCTTAGATCTGGGGTGGCAATCCCGTCTTCTAAACCTGCCTCGCCCACGACGAACATCATCTTGATTGCTTGCTCGTTGCCGTAGCTAAGAGCCCGCGACCAGATCAGTTGAGGTGCTGCAAGAACACCGCCAACGCCATCCTCACGCTTAGCAAAAACAATCGCAACCGGCTGTGCGTAGTTAGCCAGCTGGGCAAGGTTGTCAAAGCCTGCGGTTCTACCAAAACGTGACGTTCCAGTCAGATCGTCGAGCTTGGTTGTCGATCCTTCGGATTGTGTTGTGTCTTCTGTGGTGTAATCAGCCTCTGGAAGATCTGGCTTGAGCAGCACAGACAAGGCTGTCGATGCCACGCCAATAACAAGACTGACTGCGATTGCAATTTCCGTTCCAGTGCATTGCACATCGGGGATGTGTGCGTATTCAGCTGGGCGACGAGTGCCTTTGCTTGCTACTTGCGCTGCAAAATATCTGTACTCTTCCTCTTCCCAACCCAGCAGCTGAATCAGCTGCTTTTCGTAGGGCAGTAACGGAACCAGCGTGCTGGAATTTTTCCGATAGGGCACCAGGCCACGGCGTTGAGATCTCGATTGATGTAGAGAACGCCGTTGTGACATGCCACCAAAAACACTGGTTTGGAATCCGTGGTGATCCCAACATCGCCATTGTAGATAGCCCCTTCAACTCTTTTGCCCCAGTTCAGCAAAGCCCGGCTGATCGTGAACCGGCTGTCTGTGTACCAGCTGTCCTGGAACGAGGGCGTCGGGATTCCCAGCCTGGTGAGCACTTCGTAGACCATCTGGATGCAGTCGATGGCGCCTTCGCCACCGCCGAGTCGGTAAGGGCGACCGATTAAATCCAGGCAGCTACTGGAGGCTGACATTGCTGGCAGTAGGGAGGTTGCCAACCAAGTATTTGGTCAATCGACGTGCCGGGACCATGCCCTGCACTGCGTCCAAAACCGTGTTCAACGTCAAGTTGACACTCGTTTCGTCCCAGCCGCCCTCGCTGACTTGCCCGACATAGGTCAAAAGCTGGTCCGATTGAGTGAAGTCGTCGTTGTTGAGCAGCCTGACCTCAACTTCAGCGAGCCAGGAGTATTGGACAGCAGTTGTCGCCCAGTTTCGGGTTAGCGGGTCATTGGGAAAAATCAGCGTTGCATCGACGTTGTCGCCCTTGAAATTGACGGTCATTCCGCCAAAGCCAAAAGGAGCAAACCCGTAGCCGTCAATGGTTTCCTTGATATTGAAATTCTGGTACTGGGCAACCACCTCCCCGTCACGGGTTGTAAAGGTCAGGTAATTGCCGAATGCTAGTTCCATCAGAGACCAAGCCTTTTGCGGGTTGCGGTGCTCATCTGCAGCTTACGAAGAGCCTTGGCTTCCCCTGCAGCAGAAGCTTGCTTGACAATCGCAGGCACTTGGTCTTGCCGGATGTACTGGCTGTCATTGAAGTTAAGCACTCCGCCTTCAATGGTGATGTTTGCTGGAGCTTCTGCAAGTGCTGCGCCGCCGTAGCCGCCGGTGGGTTCTGCGCCACTGACCACAGCGTCGCCGCGCATCCCCTGATTCCAACGCTGCATCGCTCCATCCATCTTGGAGCTGGGAACCACATACTCGTCACTGCTGCCCTCACCGATTAGAGCGGTAGTTGGACTTGTGACATAACCGCCTTCAGCAAGACCGAAGTTTGGACCCGCAACACCTTTCCCTGTTTTAGGGTCAAAGTAGTTACTTCCACCCATATTGCCACCACCAAGAGCATTAAGGATGCCTTGGAGCGCAATCATCATTAACTGCTGCGCAATAATTTCAGCCGCCATGTTGACAAAAGCATCACCAATGCTCTTGAACATGTCACTGAGTGCTTCATTGACGGTTGCGCTGCCATCGACGAGACCCGTAACGGCCGTACTAATTGCGCCGCTAATCCCGGAGCTGATCGACTGAGAAAGACTCACAATCATGCTGTCAGTATCAGTAAGCCATCTTTGCGTCTCAGTGATGTACTGCGCGAGAGGTTGTTGTGCTTCCTGTAGTTGTTTTTTTAGCTCAATAATCCTGTTCTTTTGATCTTCCGTAAGATCTTTGTTACCTTGCAGTGCAAGGCGCTCTTTCTCAATTTCGAGACGATTTTGTTCGGCGCGGGTTATAGCTTTAGCCGCCTTTAACTCCAGCTCCAGTCCGTCGATAGTGCTTTCAAAATTGCGTAGCCTGTCACGTTCCAGCTGTGAGAGTTCCTGCGTTGCGTCTTTTTGACTTTCTCGGGCCTGTAACTCAAGTAGGGAAATCTGAAGTATTTTTTCGGCTACTGGAGCGTCGCTAAGCTTTACCTGATTAATTTCAGATGCAATCTCGGCGCGGCGGGCTTCGAGCTGAAGTCTGATCTGGGTAGCTCTGTCTTCATCAAATTCGGCAGCACGGATTTTGTCTCTGATGCCTGCAAGCTGTTGAGCGAGGCGAAGCTCTTCTTGGAGTTGTTGGATGCGCGACTCCCGACCTTTACCGCCGCCGCCGCCGCCGCTTTTGTCGGTGTCTTGAAGACCAGGAAGGGTAATTCCTTTAATTTCTGGTGGAGCTTCAGGCTG